GGGCCGGCTCACGATACCCAGAGAGGGCATTGTACGCAAAGGAATCCGTGGCAACCCAACCGCCGTTGACCATCAATTCACCGTCGATATCTGACAACGTGCTGGCAGCGTGGTGGTGCCCACAACAGAAGTAACGAACACGTTGGGCCCCGGCTGCTGATCCAAGAGCCACGAGGCCCTTTTGACGGCGCACCATGCCGTACCAGGGGATGCCTAACTGGCTTCTCACATCATCTCCATGTGAGACATTGAAACCAACACCATTGATGTCCACATTGGCACTCCAGGCATCGGGGATCAAGAACGTTACATTCTCCAGCGAACGGCAATGAAGACGAGCGGCCTCGGCACAAAGGTAGTCCCAGTTATCGTTCGCGCCGGCGTAGTCCTTCTTAACAGACCGGCGACCGTGGTTTCCAGCAAGATACAACACATTCACATGTTGGAAATACGCTGCCAGATCGCGGTACATCAGCGCGTGAAGTTGACCGATGGCCAGGCAGTTTCGGAACATGTTTCGATAGTACGACCGAGACATGTGGCCATGAATCTCGCCACTGGTGAAATCACCATAAGCAAGAATCCACAGGACAGGGAAGTAGAACTTCGGGGACAGCGTATCCTGCGTCCATTCGACCACTGTGTCCACGTAACGCTCGGCTCGACAACACGAAACAGGGAAATTATGCTCTTCAAGTCCGCCAACCTCCTCTTTCCGCACAACCTGGTCATGGTGACCGTCGCTCATGTGCATGACCACGTGCTCAACGATCTGGGCTTTGCGCGGATGCTCGGCAACCGGGGGAAGCACAGAAAACGGTTTGATCCGTGCGTTCATCTCTTCAGTGACTGCCCGAATGATGCCACCAGCGCGGGCTCCGGCCTTCGACTTGCGGCGCTCCAAGAGCAACTCATCACGGAGACTAACGACCTCGGTTGTCAGTTCTTGAACCTTTGCGTCAGTCGGATCGTAATCAGTGTTCTTGCGTTGGCCGCCCGGGACCTTCGCCGTCTGATAACCATCTGGCCAAGCAACGTCCTTGTGAACACGATTCGTTGCGATGTCAGAAATGATGGAGCGACTTACCCCGTACTCCGCCGCAATCACAGGTTGCGTTTTGCCCTGGGCCAACTTCGACTTGATCTCCCCGACCTGCACTTTTGTTAGTTTCATTGAATGCCTCCATTATCAATTTACCAGTTCGGGGCTAATACAACAGTCCCGTCAAAGTATCGAAACGGAAGGGCGGCTTTCACAAACCGCCCTTCCGCTCTCTCCCCTTCCTAACTCTTACTTCACGAGATGCAACAGCTTCTCGACCTTGAAGAGTGACTGAACTGCTTCGGTACTCGGCAGAATCCACTTACCGAGACCTTGGGGATCGACGGGCTTGCGGTACTCTCCGCGCCCCATGTCACGGAACCCAGCCGGAATCGACCCGAGTTCTTCGACGGCGATCTTGTCGATCTCAACCAGCGACGGCATCGGGCTGTTCGGGTCCAAGGCCCATTCGATCTCCGAGTCCGTCGCCCAAGTATGCATACGTCGCACAGGGACGATGAAATTGAAGCCCTGAAGAGCCATGACGCCCTGAGTCAGCATACCGATGTAAGTGCCGTCGTCCTTCAGGTATATGCCGCCGCCCGACGAGCCGGGAAACGCGACCGCAGTGACCTGATCGAAAACCTTGTTACTCGCGCCTGAACCTTCCAAGAGTCGGCCCACTTGACTGAGAACACCTGTCGTATAGCTGTTGGCACCAAACTGTCCAAGCAAACTGCCGCAGTGGCTCAGATCGACGCCAACGGGCGGGATGTAGTTGTGGTCGTCGTGGAACTTCGCAGAGGTATCGAGTGGATACGCATTCTTGAGGCGGATCATCAAGACGGCCAAATCTTCGCCGTAATCAGCATCGCTGTACTTAATGACTCTGCAATCAAGAGTGGTTTCACCGACACGCCGGCCGTCTTGATGACGCTCTGCAACGATCTGAGGGTCCTTGAACTCGACAAGAATCTTCATCTGCCCATCGGCATCAACGACCTTGCGAATGGTGCGAAGACCATCCACAACGTGACCAGCAGTCCACACGAATGTCACAGTATCATCGCCAACTTGGCGCGTGACAAGCGTGCCCGATCCTTGAGCGTTGTCAGCCTTCACGGTGACACTGATGTTTTGTAGGTACTCAGGGACGGATGCAGAGGGTTCGGCGGCGAATGTCGCCACACCAAACGCAAGCGCAAGAAACAGGGTCAACAGAACACGGAACTTCATGGGAGTCACCTCCAGTTAGAGAAAGAAAGGGTTACGCAGCCATGTCTACTACTGTGAATTCGTCCGTGCTGCTCGGACTATCCCACTTGATGTTACCAAGTACCTCTCCCAGCGACATCAACTCAAGGCGTCGGTTCGCATTGATGACATCCAACACACGCTCGTCAGACGGCAGATGGATGAGATCAACAATCCAACAACCTTTGTTCACATCCATTCCCAACCGGTGAATTCGATCGGCTGACTGGACACGGTATTCAGGCTTCCACGAGTTGGACCAATAGACAGCCATCCGAGCTTCAGTGAGTGTCAAACTCATGCCGCCACTTTCAGGATGCGCGACATAAGCAACACGCGGATGCGCAAAATTGGCCCAGTAATCCAAAGGCTCCTCGTCTTTGACAATTGAGCCTTTGTGCGTTGTAACATGGTAGCCCCGCCCATCGCACCGCACTACATCCCAGCCTTCTTCATGGCAAAGTCGCTCGCACCGATCAACAGACCCGGTGAAACCAGCGAAAATCACAATACGCCCTTGCTCTTCGTTCTCCTCCAAAAGCATCTTGAGTGCCTTGTCCTTCGGACACGGAACCTCATTCGTGTGCCGAACATACTTAGGCATCTCCTGGGTGCCGTTGCAAGCGGGGCACGTGATCTCTGTTTTCTGGAGCCGGCTCACCAACTCCGGGTCCAACAAGTCAATGGCTTGATAAGTACGATCCGTGTCATCGGGATCAAACCACTCCGCTATCTTCCCTTCGACGCAGTGTGTGCAACGCGAAGTTCCTTCTTTCACTTCACGGTACTGGAATCCATCACTCAATTCGCGCAGCAACGTCATACCGGTCACTGCATTTTGAGACGCCGATGCCAATGCTTGAGCTACTCGCAGTGTGCTCGGATGAGGCTTGCAGTAAATCCGGCGATAACGCTTTTCTGGCAAATCAAGACAATCTTTCTTATGCTTGATGACGACAAGTCCTTTCAGGCGACGAGGGAGCAAGGCGACCTCATTCACGCTGGGTTTGAACTTGTGAAAGTCGCCCGGGTCTTCGCACAACTCCTCATGGTGGTCCGGATGATCTTCAAACTGCCCGCACTCATGGCACTTCTTCTCGTTATCTCGCCAGCCTTCGACTTTATTGACAGCCACCCCACTATCAAATTGGTGCAACTTCATAAACGAGAGACGCGCACGGAATGCCTTATCGCTACCCTCGGCCACAAACCCTGGATAAGCTACTTCTGCCTGTGCCCACCAATCCACTGGCGTCTTCGGCGACGGCGTATCAGACATGAGAATTACAAAACCCTCTGGCCCGTGAGCCGTGCGAATCAAATCGGAAACCTTGTAGGCAGCTTGCGTGCGTTGCGCTGTCCACGTCTTCAATTTGGACGACTCATCGAAGATTATTCCATCAGGAATCGGGTCGCCCGGTCTCCAATTGTCCATAAGAGACTTGAGTTTATCATACGTCATAAACTCGACGTTGAACATCTCAAATGGAAAATCCCACTTCCGAAACTCGCGTTTGATATTCGGAAGACTGGTTTTCGGTCCAACCCACCACCACTCCCGCTTTCCTGACCGCTCTATTACTTCTTGAGCCGAAAGCGTCTTACCAACCCCCATCTCAGCGGCCCAAATTTGATAGTGATACGTGAGGCCGGCGTCGGACATATCCTTTTGGTGGTCTTTCAACGGCCGGCTGTACTCGTGCAAAATTAAACCACGATCGAATGGTGCATAGATGTTTTCCCCTGCCAAGAACCGCATGGACATCCAATTTCGCTGGCAGTCCTCAACGGACCACATGCGGCGAGGGTTCTCAGGGTCGTAGCCGTGGTATTTTGCACCACGCATTGATTTGATTTGATCTTTGAAGGCGAAGTCGCTCTTCACAAAGAGAACGCGGCCATTTGATACTTCAAAGATGACTTGTGCCTGGCGCTTGCGTCCAAGGTTATCGCGCTTGAGCCACTGCATTGATTGGAGTGCCATTATCATCCTCGCTTGTCTTCGAGTAGATAGGTCACCTGATCCGCAGCAGGGCGCTGCCGGCAATCCATCCAAAGGTTGATATTCTCGTTGCAAAACAGACCGTGGACACGATTGTAAGCGAACCGCACAGCCGGTTCAGTGTCGCCACTGGAACCCGCCACCACTGCCAATTTCCATTGAGCCAGGTTTCCAGTCACAACAGCCGCCAAAGCACCACGAACCGTTGTTTCTGCTATCACAAATGGCATCCCGGAGGCACATTCCAAAATGTCCACCATATCCACTTCAGATGCCACAATGAAAACACTGATACTGACATGTGGAAGCAGTTTCATGTTTATCTCGGTCCCGACCTTGTGATCCCGCATAGACCCCAAGCAGCTTAGGAATCGAGTTGTTGGCGACAACCGCATCCCAGACCCATCAGCCGCCGCCCCGGGGCTGTGCCCCAATACCTTAGTAGACACCCCCAAGAAAGTGGGGAAATCTATGTCCGGCCGGTGAATGATGATAACTTCTGGTTTCATGCGCTCGTGTAAACGTTAAAGAAAGGATGCTGCCGGGGCTCGAACCCGGGACCCACAAGGCATTTGCACATCGCAGCTACATAATAGCTCGGTGGCGGCGTCCAGCCCAGCATCCGATGTTTCTCTCCACCTATAGATTGATAAACGGCCTCGATACCGCCAGAATTTTCAGAATTACCGGACTCTGGCGTTGGGGTCGTCATCAGATGGGGTTTCATCCTGGACCACAGTGGCACCTTCCCGCTTCACATCCAGGAACTTTGTGATCTGTTCCACGATCGCCTCGGTCGGAGGCAACGTAGTGAAAGGCGTCGAGCACTTGACGGCGACCGGCACATGCCACGACCACTGACCCTTCTCAACCAGCCGAGACTTCATTGTCACCGGAAGCGCGTTGTGAGGCATCTGCTCGGCCAAAGCCGAGTTGGCGTCGATCATGGCCTGGGTGAGTGGTAGATAGGGGTAAATGCGCTTGGCTTCCGTCCGGGCCGACTTCGTGCCGCAAAAGAACTCCAAGAACTGACCAGTGCTCCGCTCAAAAACGAGGAAGCTGGGGCCGTACATACACCCGCTTTCCTTCTCGGCCGATTGCGTCTGAATACGCGCGAACTCGGGGTCTCTCAGATCGTAGACGGCGACGATGTTGTCCTTGTCCTTCAAGTCGATGGCCTTGGGCCGGCGAGCAAGAGGAAGAATGTCAATCTCGTCACCGAGATCAGTAACCTCGTCGTCCGAAACCGGAATTCCGTAATTGCCGGGGCCGACGAGTTTCTTGTTGATCGCCTTGCCCTTCGTGAAGAGTTGCAGGCGAGGCAGGAAGTCCGAGGACTTGGCGATTGCGTCGAAATCCATGTCGGACCCAATCTGTGTGGATGGGAGTTGAGTCAAATCAACCGGAACCAGAGCGTTCTCATCAGACATAGAGCACCTCATACTGGGGATCAGGAAACAGGAAACAGGAACCAAACTAGCGACCTTTCGATCGCGTCACAGCACGTTTCTTCAAGCGTCGAAGAATCTTCTCACGCTGGCGTTGTACACTTTCGGGATCCATGTGAATAGCCCACTTCAAAGCTGAATACCACGCATCAATTGGCGTTGGGTTCATGGAAGCCACAGTCAAGGGGCCAGTATGTTGTTGATTGACTTCTCCAAGAAGCTCAGTCAGTGTTCGCATATACGGGCGTGGTTCGACATGCAGCAGTTGTGTTCTCAATGACCCCGCGCCAACCTGAGCCCTGTATTGTCGCATAGTGGACATCACCAAGGCTTTGAATTCTCTCAACGGTAATATCGTCGCATCCGACAAGTATTCAGCCCACATCTGACGCGGAAGCTTTGAAAGGTAATACGCGGCCTCCAACGACAACTCACCACGATCAATCACCTTCCGATAGACAAGTAGACGCGACAACATCGCCATGCCAAGCATCTTGCGAATCCAGGCCCCATTCTTGTGAAGAAGCTGACAGACTTCTGCCTGTGTCATACCTTCCTTGCTTCTCAAGAGTCGGCGAATTTGGCGAGCATATTCGGACGGACGAGTTGCGAAACGAGTCGCATTGGCCGTTATTTGCATTGCTAAAACATCCTTGTCAGTGAGGTGATGCTTCACGATGCAAGGAACCATGTCAATACGCGCTTCCCTGACACAGGCTGTGCGCCATCGCCCATCAACAACCTCAAACTTCCCGGGACGCCTCTGTGACGGCCGCACACAAATCGAATTGAGGAAACCCAACTTGATGAGAGAGCCCCTCAACTCAACGTACTCCACGCTCCGCTGATCTACCTCCCGAAGAACAAGCGGCGGGTCGATCAAATCGGCGATCGGGATAGTTCTGAATTCGTCATCCATTTCGGCGCTTCCGGCTGTCAGGAAGTCAACGGCGTCCCTCTTCATTCATAATACACTCGATTTTGGGTCATTTGTGCCCAACATTTTCGGTAAAATCCGAAAAATCGGCGCGGCGCGCCGGGTATTACAAAATTGAACACCCTTTTAAGGGGTGTGGTCCACCGGGAACAGATTTTTTCGGATTTTGTCAAAAATGTCGGGCACAAACAGACCGGAATCGAGTGTATTATGAATAAAGAGACAATCGCTACCATCCGATCGACCGGAGTTCGCCCATGCCGACAGTGACGGAAGGGATTCGGCGCTTCTTGGAGGCCCGCAAAGCTTACCTACCCGGCGCGGATCTTCTCGACAGATACCTTCGTTGGGGCCCCGAGAACCTCGAAACCCAAGTCAATGCAGCGGCAGACGGTGGAGACCCCGTAGAAGGCCGGCGCAATACCTGGACCGATGGTTTCTGTAACTGGTTCCATATTCGTGTTCCCAAGAACGCCGATAGCACCCCTGAGTGGGATGACTACGAATTGCGCTGGGCTCCCGAAGAGCACGCAGAAGCGATCGGGAGCACCGGCTGGAGTTGGACTACGCTCCGATCTCGATGGGTAGGCTTCGATTTCGATGCCATCACCGGGCACGCTAAGGGTGTTGGTGTAAACGACGAAGAGTTAGAACGAGTTCGAGAAGCCGCCCAGGCTCTTCCCTACGTCGAAGTCCGATTGAGCACCGGTGGCAGTGGCATCCACCTCTACGTCCTCTTCGACGAAGAAGGAATCCCAACAGCGAATCATACCGAACATGCCGCC